TACGCGGTTTTCGACATGTTGCCAGACAAGAACGTCAAAGCCGGCCTTGTGCCGTTTAAGTATTGAAAGGGTACGACATGAGTGACCGATTTTACCTCGTTGCGCTTTTCATGGTACTAGCGTCTGGTTTTCTGGTCATGGGATACGCGATTGGCCAAAAAGGAAACTCTTGGCAACGAGAAGCCATTCTAAAAGGGCACGCCGTTTGGGCAGCAGACAAAGATGGCAGCCCGATGTTTCAATGGAAAGACGAAGGGGGCAAACGATGAATCTTGACAAAGACGTTGCCGGCTACGTGGAAGGGATGTCTCTTCGCCAGGGCTTGAACGCAGCGATGAAGTTGCAGTCCATGCTTGACGAAGCAGCCCAGGATCGCGTCGATTTTCTCGCCAGAGCAGGCGGATCTATCGGCGCAGACAACGGCACGTACCTGGCGTACATCATGCGGGAAGACGCAAACAGAGCGTTGGCCAGTGCGCTGCGTGAAGCAACCATTGCTAAGTTTGGCAAAGAGGATCAAACATCATGATCTTTCTTGCCCATTGCCCGCCCGTGCAAGATGTTAGCCTTTCCGAACACGATACGGAGGCATGCCCACATGGAAATTGAACTTGGCAAAAAGATCGTACTGTCAGACGAGTACGTTCTATCTGTTCGTGCCCGTTCGTTTTGGCAGGCGGCCTACGACTCCACCCACACTTTTGCGGAAGGGTACGATGCGGCAGGGTTGCCCATTCTGCCCAAGTACGAAAAAGAACGTGAGCCAGATTACATTTTCAGAAAAGCAACGGCTATCAGCCGCCCGTTCACACGTGCTGTCATTGGCGCATATCACAATAGGGTAGCACGCGCACCCATCGTGCGTCAGGTTGGCGACAATCGTTACCAAGAGTTCATTGAGGACTGCGATGGCCTGGGCACCCCTCTGTCTCAGTTCATGCACAGGGCTTTGCGCAAGTCTCAGATTCGCGGGAAAGAGTTCATCCTTTGCGACTCAACCATTGACCCCAATGTTCAAGTGACGACAAAGGCTGACGAGATTGCGCTGGGCGCTCGCACTGTTCTAGTTGACATTGATGCGGACAGTGTTTTGGAATACAAATTGTATCGTGGAATCGTTCAAAGCGCAGTGCTTTTGATGGAAGACCCATCAGGTATCAAGTTTTTGCTTGTGGTAAATGCTGAGTACACTCAGCGCGTTACGTTGGATCAGAAAACGCTAGACACGTCTTCGCCTGAGTTGATTCCTGTGGAAGCCAAGGATCCCATCCCGCACAATTACAAAGCGTGCCCTCTCATCAAATTGGAACCGCTTGAAGGATATTCTCAATCTGGTTCCGTTGCGGAAAGCCAGAAGCGCATCTGCAACCTGGAAGCCATGGAGTTTTTGGAATATGCTCACACCACTTTTACAACGTGGGCGTTCATGGGCGTTGACCCAGAGGCGCTAAAGCAGATTCAAGAAGTCGGCGCTGGCATCGCTCTTGCCATTCCTCCTGGTGTCGGATCTAACAACATTCCGAAGCTGGAAAAACTGGGTGCCGATCCTGCTCAAGCGGAAAGCCTGAGAAAAGCCTACGACAAAGAAGTCAAAGAGCTTTACCGTGGCGCCGGCCTGAGCCCTGGGAACCCCACGGATTCCAGCACTCCAGAGTCAGGCATTGCCAAGTCTTTCCGCACGGACGAAGTGAACGCGATTTTGTCGGCCATTTCCACATGCGGCGGGGAAGCGGAAAACCGGGCGGCCAAACTGTTGGCGAATGCTCGTGCATTTTCTTTCCCTGGAAAGGCTCGGTGGCCGGAAGAGTTCAACACGCCATCACTCATTCAAGAGTTGGAAGCGGTTCTGCGTGTGTGGGAAAGTAACCTGCCAGACACTCTGCGGCGAGATGCTGCCCGTCGTTTCATGGCGGCCAGGAGGCCCCTGCTTTCTCCAGAAGAGACGGCGAAACTGGAGAAGGAACTGGAAAGCGTTCCTGTCAACCGGGCGGCTGTGGATGATGAGGAAGACAACACGGAAGACGACAAAGACGACAAAGACGACAAAGATGACGAGAAAGACGACACAGCCAAGGCCCCTCGCAAAACGCGAAAGAAGGCCGCGCCAAAGACGGGCACCATTGGCATCCGATCTTTCTCTGATGGCAGCCAGCACCAACCCGACTAATTTTGTTGACTAACCCAATCCTTGAAAGGAAGGATGCCTTATGAAAACCGTCGAAATCGACGGCATCACTATCGAGGTGGCAGACGATGCCATCGCCGAAAAGTTGATTGCCAAACGCCAGGAAACCAAGGAAAAGACTCGCAGTCTTGCCGCAGAACTTGAGGAGACCCGGCGAAGAATCGCGGCCATTGACCAGGAAAAAGCGGAGCAACTTGAGGCGGAAAAGGTCAAGTCCCTCGCGGATCGAAAACAGTTCAACGAGGCCCTGGCCGCAGCAAAGGCCGCAGCGGATGCGAAGATCGCAGCGTTGACGTCTGAAGCGGGAGCCAGAGTCAAAACCCTTTCAGAATCGTATCTGAATGCGGAACTGCGGGCTGCCGTTGCTGGCAACCCTGAAATCGTGCCCTCCGCTGTTGACGACGTTGTCTCGCTCATCCGTGGCTCTTGCACATTTGATTTAGATGCTAAAGTCGTGCGTGTGCTGGATGGGTCTTCTCCCAAACTTGGGGAAGATGGCGCCCCGATGAAAGTGGATGCTTTCATCAATGAGACGCTAGCAGCCCGCCCACACTTCCGAAAAGCAACGGCCACATCCGGCAGCGGTGGGGCGTCTGGAGCAGGCGGAACGAAGGTCGGACAAACGATCACGAACGAAGCGTTCTTGGCGATGTCCCCGACTCAACGTGCCGCCTCGCTACCTAAGAAACCCTAGTGTTTAGGGGTCATGGGACGGGGCTAACCAACTTCCCCGGAGTCCCCTCCCATGGCCAACACTCTCACTTCCCTCGCCCAAACTCTCTACCGCGCTTACAACGAAGTCCCCATGGAAGCCACTGGCTTTCTGGACTCGCTCGGCGCCAACTGGAATGCTGAAGCCGTCGGCATCAACGCCACGGTCAAGGTTCCCGTCATCACCCCCCGCGCTATCGAATCCGTGCCCACCCCGGCCATGACCTGGACCGCCGGCACCGATTCTGTCACCTCCACCCGTGACTTCACCCTGACGGGCGTTGCTCAGTACAGTTTCAACATGACTGCCGAGGAAGAGAAGTACCTCTCCATCCCCGACAACGTCACTGCCATGGAAATGCTGCGCCTGAACCTGGAACAAGGCAAGCGCGTCATCCGCAACACCATCGAAGCCGCTGTCGGCGCTGCTCTGAATGTGAACGCCAGTCGTGCCATCGGCTCTGCCGGCACCGCGCCTTTCGGCAGTGACATCACCATGCTCAACGAAGCCATTCGTCAGCTTCAGTTGAATGGCGCTGCCGATTCTGGCCGCGTTGGCATCCTGAACTTCAATGCTGGCTACAACCTCCGCAGCATCGCTCAGCTTCAGAAGATCAATGAATCTGCTGGGGACATGATCGATGTCATCACTGTCGCCGGCGACACGGTCAACAAGTACGTGGTCAAGACCGGCTCGACCGCCGCCTCTGGCAACATTGTCATCCAAGAGCCCGGCATCCTTACCGCTCTTGCTGACGATGCGGCCATCACTGTCACCGCCACCCACGTCGCCAACATCGTCGCCGCCCCGTGGTCCACCAAGATCATCGCTCGCCCCTTGGCGCAGCCCCAGTCCCCTGCCGTCGAACAGCTTGTCCTGTCCGATGCCAAAGGCTGGAGTTGCAACTTGATCCGCGTTGTCGGTGACCAGATGGCCAGTTGGTACATGCGTGTCGCCTACGGCGCATTCGTGCCCAATCCCTTCGGTGTCATCAAGATCATGGGCTGATCTTAGCGGTTCTGAGGTGGCGTTGGCGTTCGGGCCAGCGCCACCAAAGGGCCTTTCGCACCATCGCCTTTTGTGGGCAGGTTGGTTGCACCAGAGATCGAGCGGATGGTTTTCCTCCTTTCTCATTCGTGGCGGACTGGCTCGGCTAACATGCCCACTTTGGAGCGTCCATGATCCCAGGCGAAACAGTCTATCTCGCGGTAAGGGTCACCGACACTGCCGGCACTCCGATAACGGGGTTGACGCTTGGGTCGTTTTCCAATGTTACGACACTGGGTCCGAACGTAGTTACCATGGCCTTTTCCTCTGTGGTAGAGGTTGGCACAAATGGCGACTACATTCTGACAGCAACGATTCCTGCCACAGCAGGGCAACTGTGTGTGCGGATCTTCAGTGGGAGTTCGGTAATTATCCCTCCCATGTACGCAGGCGAAATCGAATCAAACGATTTTGACACAATCGCGTCGGCAGTTATTCGGCCAACGGTTTCTGTGATAGATCCCGCATCACAATTCGCAGTTCAGAACTTGGTAATGACGGCGTATCGGTACACTCCGCTCAGCATTGTGTTCTCGTCAACAACCGATTTCAGCGCATGGAACAACTTCAGATTCAACGTGTGGGACTCTCGCAGAACCGGCAGCATCTACACATTGTCCGTTACAACGCCGTCAGCACCAGTCAACGGGGTTTCCACGTTCAACATCGTCATCCCTGAAAACGCTGCTTTCTTCTCGCGCATAGACGCAGTGGTCACTGCGGGGCAGACTCAGTTGGCACTTGTTTATGACCTGGTCGGTGACGAGGCGGCCACGTCAAGCAAGTCCAGAACTGTCGTGTCTGGTGCCCTCAATCTCCAGGCGAACGTGGGGGCAGCATGAGCTTAACTCCAATTTCTGGAAATCGCTGGGTGCTTTTGCCGGGTGAAGTGGCAAACGATAAACTCACAAACATGGCGGAAAGCACCATCAAAGGGCGGGTTTCTTCCGGCGCTGGCGTTCCAGAGGATTTGTCTGCCGCACAAGTGCGAACGATTCTCAGCATAACGGCAGCGGGGGCCGCCCTCAACGACGACGCGGACGCAGCCGCGCAGCGAACGACATTGGGCCTGGGTGATTCCGCGACAAAAAATGTCGATGTGGCAAATGGCGTTTGCGGCCTGGACTCAGGCGGAAAAATACCAAGCGGAAATCTGCCTTCAGGCATTGACGTGAAGGTCTTGGCCGACGGCGCAGATTCAACGCCAGGCTACCTTTCCGACAAGTGTGATAACGCCACTCTGGAAGTGAACACGTCCACTCACGTCATGCGCGTCAAAGCCCTTGGCATCGCAGACGCTCAGGTGGCAACGGCAGCGGCAATCGCTTGGACAAAGATCAGTAAATCAGGCGCCACTGCGGGTGATGTTGGCGCACAGTCAAGCAGTTCTGAACTGAC